CAATAATGGAGATAATTGTGAACAAAAAACCTCACTTCCTGTGGACTATGTGAAATTGTTGATTGTGTTGTTGCCGATTCTTTGGTACATGATTTACTATGGATGTATTGTCCTTTTCACTCTGTATAGTTTACGAGAAGTGAGGTTTTTTGTTCACAATTATCTCCATTATTGCACTTTCAAGCATAAGATGGAGAGGGAGATGCTCGGATTGACTTACGAGTATTTACGTGAACGTCCCCACATAGCCGCGGCGGCTTAAAAGGTCCCTCTCTCCGTTCTGACTTATCGGAGGTGCTTGTATATATTAAGCTAAAAAGTCATGTGTATATATGGTTACGGCCACTACATGTTATTTGTGTCTTGTTGACTGCTTGTGGAACGCTTTGTACATATTGGAATTGATGGGTATTTACTCATGGCTTCGCCAGCCAACCACAACGCACCGTGCAAATGTGAAATGATGCTCTCCGTTGCATAGAAATTAAATTGTATCGCTAGTTTAAAATTGCGTAATAATAATGTAAATAACTACAGCTCTGCTCCCGACGACCACACGGAATCCATTGTGGCTTTCCACCATGCCGATGCTGCATGGACCACTGAAGTCACATCCGTAATGGATTCCACTCGGGATTGCGGCTACTACGGCGACGCTGATCTCCAGGAATATCTTCGTCGTCCTGTTAAGATCCTGGATCAAGCTTGGACAGTAACTTCTGGTAACTTCCAAACAGCAATTGATCCATGGACTCTATTCCTGGAAGATACGAACGTGAGAAATCGTATTGAAGGGTATCGTTTGTTTCAAGGAACCCTTTGCCTGAGAATGGCGATCAATGGTGGCCCATTCTTTTATGGTAAAGCCATTGCCGCTTATTTTCCCCGGCAGAATGATAACGACCATAGCTTTGGCGCTGTCAATGGTGATTTTTATAAGCAACAATTAAGCATGTTACCTCATGTGTTTTTAGATCCAACCAATTCCGAAGGTGGAGAGTTGAAAACTCCATTTTTGAACCCTGATAATTGGATTGATCTTATCGGAGATTCGTACAAGTTGATGGGACGATTGCATTTACAATCCATCAATGATCTCCTACATGCTAACTCTTCTACTGGGACAGTCAATCTTTCCGTCTACGCATGGATGGAAAATGTGCGACTGGCTGCTCCTACTTCCAATGCTTATGCCACTTACACTGCTCAAGCCGGTTATGAACCACATGCTGGCGATGAGTATGGGCAAGGTATTATTTCCAAACCTGCCTCAGCAGTAGCAAAGGCTGCAGGGATGTTGACTAATATTCCTGCAATCAGACCTTATGCACGTCCAACTGAAATGGTGGCAAATGTTGTTGGAAGAATAGCTCACGTTTTCGGTTTTTCAAGACCAGCCTTGGTACATGACATCCAACGAACCAAACTTCAAGGTAATGGTAATTTGAATAACACCGACGCACATGAAGCAGTGCACAAGTTGACTCTTGATTCCAAACAAGAGTTGACAATTGACCCTCGAACCGTAGGCTTGTCAGATGTCGATGAAATGGCATTTGATTATATTAAGCAGAAAGAATGTTTTATGTCTACAATACAGTGGAGTGAAAGCGATGCTGGTGGAGTTGAACTCGGTAATGTTGTTGTTGGACCTGATTTCCATAATCAAGAGACCATCAATACTTACAGTATGACTCTCCCCGCACCAATGTACACTCTCGCTGCTCCGTTCAAATACTGGAAAGGTTCTCTGAAATTTCGTTTTCAATTGGTTGCCTCACAGTTACATAGGGGACGATTGCGTTTCACGTATGACCCTTATAATACTTCAGTGGGTACACCAGGAGAGAATGAAGTTTACTCCCGAATTATTGACCTCGCTACCAATCGAGATTTCGAAATGTTGGTGGCTTGGAACAACAACAAGGGATGGCTTAAAGTGCTTAATCGTTTTGGTACCACCCAATTCAATCATAGCGGAGCCGGAACCACACTATTCTCTGAACCCCA